GTTTGTTGGCAATATGTCAAACCTGCCATTTGGGTCATCTAGCTCAACATGACCATCCGGCCTTGCTAGCTGATTGCGCATTGTGTCTACATCCTGGATTGCCCGTCTGTCAGACACGGTCTGGCGAACGCTAAGGAGATGCAATGCTTTGCTGCGTCTTTTGTTTATCTCTGTTTGTGGGTCTACAAAGTTGCGCACAACGCCGTACGGATAACCGTTATCGCCATCCCTGTATGTCGCCTGCATTATAAGCGGAGAGAAGCTGTCCCCGTTGTCGTCCACAAATGGTACAGGTGTAGGTTTCTTAATGAACTTGTATCTTGTGTGGTGGGCAGAGTACCAAACGCCTCCGCGCTCATAGTAGACCTCGTTAATCAGTATTCTGTCTCTATCTGAATCGACCCATCTCTTGGGAAGGTCGTCGTGGTACTCGATTTCTGACTTGTAGGAGTTGTATGCGTGATCGAACTCCTCCGCGGACCCGTAGACGTCCTCAAACGTCTCTCTGTCCATCCACGTGATGATTCCTAGGTATTTGGCGTCAGAAAAACATTTCTTTCTGGAATGAACGTCCCAATAAAGCCTGTCTGGCGGTACCTCTTTTAAACATATATCAAATCTTGGCTCTATTTTGCCAAACTCCGCACGGCCCCCAGGTGTTTTCGACACGCCCATTGGCTTCATGACTGGCTTTGGCTTTACATGGGCAAGAAACCCACAAAAGCCCTCAATGCCGATATATTCAGTCATCTCAGATTTCATGTCGTCGAACTCGTTCTTTTCGAGCCAATATCGAATCACGTCAGTGGCCGGCGCGGCGTCATCTTCTGCAGACGGGTTAACCGGCAGCCCGACCGGGTCTGTTCTTGTCTCAATCTCAACACCGAATATGGCATTCATCTTATTCATAATGACATTGATTACGATCGGAGACTGCCCGGTTGACCGAAGCTCCTCTATCTCATCATCCGTCCACTGTTTGCCGTCGTAATACTGTCGATCGCGCTTATTTAGCTTGAGCGGCTGCTGATACACATCAACGAAATCATCATACCACTTTACGCACTTTTTCAACATTTCATCACTATCTTCATTTTTAGAAGATTTAACGGTTTCATTGATAACGCTGATATTCATCACAATACCTTCCAGTTAAGGCTTTCCATTTTCTTCCTGCCGTAGCCACGCGACCTGTTTGCTTGCTGTTCAGTAAAGAATCCGCCTGGTGCCTGGTCGACAACTCTGCCTATCATGCTCATGACATCCACAGCGTCATCATATCTCTTTCCAGGGAATCCCACAATTAGCTCAATCAGCCTATCTGCCCACTGGGTTTCTGGGAAATAAACCTTACCCATGGACAGCATGCCCTGAATCGGCCTTGCTCTTGTTTTCTTGTCATTGATTGATGGGAGCCATTCTGTTCGTGCATATGCTTTCTTCTCATTGCATATGCGATTCAGAAGCGGCTCTGTCGCCCTTCTGATAACGCCACCCTCATTCCACACACAAAGCGCTTGGTATCTCTTTATCAACCTCGCATATTCCTGCGCCCATACGTCAGGGCCGGTTCTGCCGTACCACCAGTCGACAATGTAGATGTTTTCTTGTGGGTCCACGCCCCAAACGCCCATCTCGGTATAGTCTGGGTCGCTGGAATCAGATTCAGATGTAACGGCGAAGTCTGTGCACATATATAGATTAAGCCCATTTGGTAGCTCGTTGTACTTTCGAATCCAATCTCTTTTGAAGAAATCGCCTGAATCAGCAATGGGTTCTTGCTGGTAAAGAGCTTTCCATGACCGGGTGGGCATGCGGCTTCGTCTTTGTTTTAAATCATCGAGCGGTATTCTATCTTCAAACAGCGCCTCTTCGTGATCGGTATCTTCGTTAAGAATCGCTGGTAGTTTAATAACTTCCCAGTCATCGCCGTCCCTATCGAGAATATACCCACCTAAGTCGTCCTCATCCCACCTCGTCATCATTACAATAATACGACCACCAGGCATCAACCGCGTCTCAAAAACCTCGTTATACCAGTCCTTGCACTTGGCCCTGAATGATGGTGATTCCGCATCCTCTCTGGATTTAATAGGGTCATCAATAATCCCCAAATCCATACCCCAACCAGTAGACCCACCGCTTAGAGAGGTCGCGAAGTACACTCCTTCGTGGGTCGTATTCCACATGTTCTTGGCCTTGCTGTCTGGGGCAAGTGCCACGCTTGGGAAAAGGTAGCTGAACCTTGTTGACCCAACGAGGTCGCGCACCCTTCTCCCAAACTTCTTCGCCAGTATCTCGTTGTAGCTAACACTGATGATTTGGTGATGAGGGTTTTTGCCAAGGTACCAAGACGGGAACCTAATTGATGCTATCTCGCTTTTACCATGCCTAGGTGGGGCATATATCATCAACCTCTTGCATTCACCCGACTCGACGCGCTCAAAGGCGGAGCATATGTCTTTGTGATGCCAGTTTGTCTGCCACGGGTTGAGGCCTTTTGGCCAGGTGTATTTAACGTAGTCGAGTAGGTTTGTTCGTGCTTGTCTTCTGGCGAGCAGCTCTTTAGCTGCGTTTATCTCGTTGTCTGTCAACATCTTCAATCATTTCATCATCTATCCCGTTGTATAGTCCAGGCCTCGCTTCTTGCGCTGGTCTCCTGCCTTCAAGAACCATTAGAACCATCTCAGGTAGTGCGGCCACCATTGGCGTGATCGCTGTGTTGACATGCTCTGCTGCAATCTTTGCATACGCATCATGAATAACTTCTTTGTTGTCATAACGAACAACCTCGCCGTTTGGCTTAGCGCACTCAGCCTTGTCGCTCGACACAACAACAGCCCTGCATGCTAGCGGCCTAGAGTCATAAACAGAACATCTTCCGTCGCCATCAAGAAATATACACGGCTCCCATTTTGATGCCCACTCTTGTCTTGATGGTGACTTGCTCATATCGCGCACTATTGCTCGGAGCCTGTCTTTGTTGATTGATACATTTTTTCTAATGGCTTCTTTTACTGCGACATAGGCCTCTATGTAGCTGGCGAATACCATTTGTCTGCAGCACGAAGAACACCCAGGCCTGCACTCAACACGCCCGGCCCCGACAATGCCTGCTGTTTTTTTGTCCGCGTTATCCAGTATCGGCAATATATTGGCTTTCTCTGCCTGCCAATCGCGTGTCTCGAGGTTGAGGTTTTTAGTGAAATCACGAGCTGCTTTGTTGTTTTCTTGCTCGATCTTCTTCCTTAGTTCCAAGAGATGTTCTGCGTTTTTTATTTTATTCACTAGGCCTAACTTTCCTTTTCTTCTTTTTCTTTGGCTTGTACCCGAGCCCATCCATTATGCGTTGCTCAATAAGAAACGCCGCCCTTTGCAGAACAAGCTTCACATCAACGGCTCTGTTGTACGCTGATGCTATGTATTTGTTTTCGAATGCTAAGTCTTTAAGGTCTGTTACGAGTTCAAACATGGCTTCCTCCTGATGAGGAGTTTGTTGTTTTACTCCGATTCACTGACTGGTTCAACATCACGGATAAGTTATTCGGTGTCAGCCAGGTTCGTGTTCTCCATCTTTCTCGCCGTCATCATCTAATTCAAGCTCAGCCCTAGCGCCCCGCTTAATAATCTTCATCAACTGCTCATCCGTAAGGTGCTCGACCCGCATAGGCCCGCCCTCAGCACCAGTAATCTCCACGCTATCACGAAACTTCTGAGCCCTGAGCTTCTTCAACATAAAAATAGTTACAGCATCAGAGTAACGCGTCTTATGCCCAACAAGCTTCCCGTTCTGGTAAACCTCTTCCTGCCAACCATCTATCGCACGCTGCGAAGCATTCTCCTCTAAATCATCGATTCGTTGCTCAATCGCGTCATCCCAAGCACGTTCAAAATCCACATCAGCTCGCCGGTAGTAGTAGATATGTGTTCTTGACATACCAGCACTTTTAGCGCTTTTAGTAACATTCCCGGTTTTCCTTAAATTCTCTAAAAACAGCTTTTTGGCGGTCTCCGTTAGGTCGGGTCGCGTCCCACCTGCTCGTCTTTTCTCGCTTCCTTGGGTTGCCATAATATCCTCAGTGTATCAATCGTCTCCGTTTAAAGTATTGAATCTTTTAATGATTTCACGCTCTCTCGCGCGTCTCTTGTCTGGAGTTGTTTTCTTCCTGCTGAACTCGTCCGCAACAAGCTCTACGAGGTCTTCGTAGTTTTTTCGTTTTGAATTCATCCCGTCGTTAATTGTATCATCAATAAACATATTATTTACCATCTTCTCAGGTTAATTTTGTTAATGTTTTAATCAAAAGCGATGCGATCTTTGAGTGAAGTGGTTTTGATTTAATCAAAATACGCTCTCTGTTCTCCTGTATGTCATCAATAATACAATACAGGTCCGCTATATTGTCATCGGCATCGTCCAAATAATCGCGAAAAAATCGATGCATTTTTTCATTTATATCACCTACGTTTCGGGTGAGTGTTTCTAGCTCAGCTCTGGACACAGGGCTGTCTAAATCCTTAAACTTGTTCTTGAGTTTCAAATACGCAATATTATGCGTCCTCACGAACTCCTCGAATTTACTCTCGAGAATCGCCACCCTTTGTTCTAACGAATACACTCCACTATTCATCGTTAATCCCTCACCGCTCATAACCTCTAGAACCTTCCGTAGTCATACCGGTTAATGCTTTTCTCTGATAGAGGCGCATAAAACCGAATTGTTTCCTCAAGCTCCCTGCCTGAACTTGTTGTTATCTTATAAACAATCTCACCGCTCGTCTGTGCCACGGTTAGCGTCGTTGTTGTTCCGCTGGTTACCGCCCCTGACACTGTAAGCCCGCTTGATTCATTACTGAACGCGCTAATTGTTTCTCCGGTATTAAGCCTACCGACCCAATTAACTGCGTATGTATTAACTTCGTCCCACCCCTTAACAATGGCTAGGACACCGTCGTTATCTCTAAAAAACCTATCTTGTCGTTCTCTCGTTCTAAACGTAGGCATAAGCATCTCCTGGTTGCTTTACAGCCAACCATACCACAAAATGCATCTAATCACAGATAAACAAAACACACAATAGGTTGTTTACTTTTTACTGAATAATCGTGGCTCTTCCGTCTGGAGTTAGTCTGACAGCTAAAATTTTACCGGAAGCTTCTGGGTGAAAGTTCATAACCATCACACCACCGGGCGGCGATTGCCTGTCGAGTCCTCTTGGGTCTACAAACCTAACCCTAGGTATGATTAAGTAACAGTCTGCTGCGTCTCTATCGATCGCGTCATGAAAATACCAAGATGATGTAGCTGCAGGAAGAATCATACAAATCCGTGCATTGGAGTTGATGCTGGCGCCGCTCGCCTTGCTTACAAACTGTCTCGCTTTGTCAAAAGGCGGGTTGCAAAATATCAACTTATCGCTCCAATCCTGCTTTAATGCATCATCCTTGTGTGTCCAATATTCAGGGCAGAGATGGTTATCGTCGTCGGCCGCTGCGTCGATGTTAAAAGGACCGAACATCTCAACACACCAGTCAAACAAGTATTTAGGTGTTTTCCAGTTTTGTCTGCTCATGATTCATCGTTGGGCATAAAGACAACGTTTTCTTTGTTTGCATCACGCCAACTCTCCTTGTCGCGCTCGGAGACGCCGTCCGATGGGTAATCCACGTAACCGCGGAACGCCTCTGTTGTCTTCCACGACATGTAGCTGTTGGCAAAAGCGGCGGCACCTGAGTCATTCTTATCTAAAATCTCAAGTATTTTCTTTTTATCCGGATGATCGTCTGGCAGGTGCTCTAAAACCTCCTCACGGGTTCTTTCGATCGCAGTTAACCCTAAAACATCAATATCGCTCATTTGGTCCTCCTATGGGTTGCTGGGTGTCTAATAATCATCTGCAGTTTTACCGAATCCAGCCTTTCTTAGCTGATCGACAGCATCCTCGGCACCGTAGGCGACTATTACATGCCACCCTGCTCTTCTCATGATATCGTGCATATTTCGCTGCGAGTCCGTTAACCGACCTTTTTTTGTCTTCATCTCTATAGCAACAGGCACCTCTGCGCTGGTTAAATCCACCAGAACTATATCTGGGGCCCCCGCAACCATCCCTTGAGCTTTAAGCCTTGCACCATTCCTCTGAGTGCGAAGCCCTTCATTCGGAACTGCGAAATATGCGATTTTCTTGAAATCTAACCAAGCAATAAGGGTTTTTTGCTCCTCGTGCTCTGACGGTGGTTTTATTTGTACCACTTTTGTCCCATATTTGTCCGTCTTCATATTCGCCATCTAAGCCTCGTTTGTATATCGGTCTATGGTTTTGTATTGGTTTCGAATATAAATCGATCCTAGGCGCCTTTCTGCGTGTTCCCGCATGATTAATTTCCTCCCCACACTTTCCAGAATTGTTTGAGTCTCGCCTTCCCTGGGTCTTGGGGTCTTTTTTCTGGATGCATCTGCCAGTACGAGTTTTCCTGCTCCCAGTATCTAGCCAGTTTTTCGAACTTGTTCTCTGGGTCTAGTTTCTTTAAATTTTGGGGGGCATCTGCAACGTGTTTATTTGCTGCTGATTGGTGCATTTGTTTGCTTTGATTCTGCTTAAAAGCAATTTTTGCGTACTGCCTAACTTCTTGGCAGTTTGGCATGAATCTTGCGTCTGTATTTTTCCTTGCTTGGTAAAAAGCCCCAACAACACAATCTATCGGGTAGTCCATAAGCTCATTAAACCAATTACCCACTGTTGTTTCTTGAAGCTTCTTTCCTGGGTAAAGAGCAAAATGCTGATGAACTGCTTGCTTGAATCTCGGTATGTCTTGGTTATTCATTTCTCATCCCCCTTTAGTAGTATATCTCAAGCGCCGGTTACACCCGTTGGTAGCAACCAAATCTAAACTTAGAGACGGATAGCTAACACCAACCTCAGTCGGAGTATTGCATGATTTCTCTGCAAAATGGGCCCGATTTGTATATATTATTAAAAGAGTTGGAGTTATACTAGAAGCTCGTTGCACCACTCCACCTCCAGAGGTAGCATAAATAACTACATCTGGCAATTCTATCATGTGACTCAGTGCGTTATTACTCTTTATGGGAGTTGCTTTTGTGGTCTGTGTCGAGGTCATTAAACCCGATCCCTATGTAGTCTATTATTTTTTTTAATGTCTCCACGGTGCACCCTTGAAACCCATTTCTTTCCAGATTTTGGATTGTGTTGGGGTGGACACCGACCTGCTTGGCAAACTCTTTCATGCTTTGTTTGAGGTGGCTTTTTCGCCACCACCTGAGGCTTTTTTTGTAGTCCATGCCTCTTAGTAGCTTCTCTAGGTATCGTTGGTCAATGGATTACACAATTTGTTGTTAATTTTTGCTTCGTTTTTTACATCGTGTTATGGTTTTCTTGTGGCGGATGGTTCGCCACTGAAAGGGAGACATAAAGAATGGTAGTATCAATTCATATTGATGGGAAATTTGTTCAGGGGATATCTCTTGAGCACGATCTTAAGATTGATGATAAAATCAACCTTTGCGATCGTGACTGGGAAAC